TAGGCTCTGTTTCTTTGTTCGATGCCTTAAAAGAAGGAAGAAACAATGAAGGAAACTATAACGAATCTGAAATAGCATTACTAGAAAATATCATCAAACAATTACCGCTTATTCAGATAAAGGGAGCTGAAAATCTCGATTGGAATCGTTGTT